TAGAATATACAAAGCGCATTGTAGCACTGGATCAGAGTGTATTAATTATAAGTGATTTACATTTTCCGAACGCTCATCCCGATTGGTATCACTTTTTAAAAACCATAAAAGAACAATACAAACCTCAATTAATAGTTAATGTAGGCGATGAAGTAAACGGTTCGCGCTGGAGCTTTCACGACTCAGACGAGTCACTACCATGTGCCGACCAAGAGCTAGAGGAAGCAATAGAAGAAATACATCATCTAAGAGATTTGTTTCCGAAAATGTATATATGTGAGTCAAATCACGGCTCGCTTTTGTATCGAAAAGTTAAGACGCACGGTATACCTTTGCACTCATTAAAATCTCTTCAAGAACTTTATGGAACGCCTCATTGGAAGTGGGCCCACGAAATACTACTGGAAACACATAACGGCCCGATAAGTGTAGTTCATGGGCGGTCTGGTGCTTATAACAAATTAGCCAACGAACAAAGATGTAGCGCAGTGCAGGGGCACCACCATTCAAAATTCGAATTGACATGGCAAACATCAACTAGAAGCACTATTTTTAATATGATTGTTGGTTGCTTGATCGATTATAAATCTATGGCGTTTGACTATGGCAAGAATATGACAAAAAAACCAATGCTCGGAGTCGGTTGGATTAATGAACTAGGTGAGCCTACCTTAATTAGAATGATGTTAGATAAAAACAATAGATGGACAGGTAAGCTATGACTTCAATGAAAAAATATATAAACAAAGAAACTGTTATGAATGTTCTTGGCATGGATATAGATGTAAAGTTCATGGCAAATGTAATAACTAACGATGGACAAAGAGTCGCGGGCTTATTTGAATATAGTGATCTGTTAAATAAATATGTAATAAAAGTTAATGTTGGCAAGTGCAAAACTAAGAGAGATATAATCACTGTTGTTTTACATGAGGTCTGTCATGCAGCATTTTATAGGCTTGGACTGCATAACACAGATATAACTTTAAACTTAGAGGAAATCATTGTAGATGGTATCGCGACTGTTTTAGCTGAAAACTTTGATTTTAATTTCTAATGACAGCACAAGTTAAATTCTTTCCAATTAAATATATTCCATCAGATGAAGAGGTCGAGCGATTACAACATATTCAAGATATGATCACACACACCAGACAATTAATGGTATCAGGAAGCAAAAGCACATACGAATTGAGAGCAAGAGAATTTAACCTATTCGCACGGATGAGAAATAGACTTGGAATCATTAAATATAAGTAAATTCTTGATGCCTGAAATGGTAGATCCTGATGTAATAGACGCAGTATATGATTATTGTAATTTCGATGTTTATTTCATAGGAGCAAGTTCTTTCTTTATTTCTTGCAGCGAGACGGATATTTTAAACATTTCCAATGACCGTATTCACGATTATCATAATATGTTTTAAGCAACTCTATATTTTCTTGATCTTGGATAATTGTCATTCTACTAGGTATGTCTAATATTTTACCGTTACAAGCCATTTGTCCTATTGATGCACCGTCTTGAACTAACGTGATACATTCTTTTATAGCTGGACGATTAAAGAAATCTCTTGGTGTTCTTGGGTTACAACTTGTTAATACGATCAAGGGTAATAGAAAGGGAAATAATTTCTGCATTAGTTTGTGTCCTTAATAGAGCTTTTAGGAGTGCCGCCCTTTCATCTTTTATAGTAATTCTTTGAGTATTGATTTTAGCAATTTGAATGTCTGCATATTTAGACACAATCATATCAATAAGCTTCATAACTTGGGGGACGGCCTTAGCTACCGCAAAAATACCAGAAACTATGGCCGTAAATCCCATTATGCTTTCTCTATGTTTTGTCCGATTTCATAAAGCTTGCCTAGAACAGCAAGACCTTCCGCAGAATCTAAATCTTTAAGTTCTCCAAAAGCTTCACCAGCACCTTTAAATGCTTCAATCATTCCATTAATCTCACTTAAAAGACCAACAGCAACAGGCAAATCAGCTAAATCTACTTTACCATCTGCCATAATCTTTTTGCCTGAAACTCCAAGAACTTCAATCTTTTCTAGAATAAGTAAAATCTTGTCAATGTCCATAATAATCCTTTTTAAATGTTTAATTTTGTTAATAGAAATTTATTAAATCTTGAATTTGCCATAATGTAAACTATGTCAGACAATTGACATGTACTAAGAATTTAGTTAAACGAAGGTTTTAAAATGAGTGAGAAGAAAAACACAGTCGGACGACCGTCTAAATATAATGAAGAAATCCAAAAATATGCAGATGACTATATAGATAACTATCTAGATTATGAAGTTATCAACGACAAATCTGTACCTAACACTATCCCATCTAAATGCGACCTTGCTTTTAAATTAAGAGTTCATAGGGAAACTATCACCAATTGGGGTAAGGAAAACCGTCAATTTTTAGACACCTTAGAGAGAATAAACCAAAAACAAGAGCTAATGCTTAGTAAATTTGGCTTAAATCGTGGTTATGATGGTGCGATTACTAAGATGCACATGGTTAATCTTACAAACTACAAAGATAAAGTCGAAACGATAAACACAAACAAAGACATAACTTTGCGTGTTGACGAAGACGATGCAAAACTTTAAGAAAACCATAATACAAATTAAAGCAATCAAGCTTCTCGCTACAGCAGCGATATACATAATGTTATACGGCGGCTCAAGATCGGGTAAAACCTTTATTATAGTTTATGCAATCATCGTAAGGGCATCAAAGAAAACTTCTCGCCATGTAATGCTAAGAAAGACGTTCAACTCAATCAAAACCTCTATATGGATGGACACACTTCCAAAAGTTATTGACCTATGCTTCCCAGACCTAAAAGAGTCATGGCAATGCAGAAATAAATCAGATTATGTGTGGACGCTACCTAACGGATCAGAAGTGTGGATTGCTGGCCTTGACGATGACAAAAGAGTTGAAAAAATACTAGGGAAAGAATATTCCACAATGTTTTTCAATGAAGCAAGTGAGCTTTCTTTTTCTTCTGTTGAGATTGCACTATCTAGGTTGGCTGAAAACTCAGGTCTTGAGCCTAAAGCTTACTTTGATGAAAATCCACCGACTAAAAAACATTGGTCTTATTGGCAATGGATAAAACTCTTAAACCCTGTCGAATCGACACCGCTGCCCGATTCAAACGATTACGCATCAATGCTAATGAACCCTATGGATAATGAACAAAATCTTTCTAAGGGATATTTAAAGCGATTATCTGGTATGAGTGAGGACAAACGCCAAAGGTTTCTCATGGGTGAATTCGCCGATGGATCAGACGGTGAAGCCTACTATGCTTTCAACAGAGAAATGCACGTTAAAGAAACAAAACTATTAAAAGAAGGCTCTTTATTCATGGGAATGGATTTTAATGTCAATCCAATGACATGCGTTATAGGCCAATTCTATAATGATAAATTCTACATACATGATGAAATATTTCTAGAAAACTCAGATACCTTTAAAATGGTAGATGCTTTAATTAAGAAAGGTTATAGGGGTACAGTAATTCCAGATAGTACAGGGAAAAACCGTAAAACATCTGGTAAGTCGGATCATAGGATATTAAAAGAAGCCGGATTTCAGATACCTCACGTGTTTAATCCATTTGTTACCGACAGGGTAAACAACATAAATAGACTTTTTACAGATAATCGAATTATAATTAATCCTAAGTGCAAGAAACTGATTGGAGATTTAGAGAAAGTTAGCTGGAAAGATAATAAGTTAGACCAGAAAACCGATTCAATGTTAACTCATATTAGCGATGCGCTAGGTTATTTGTGTTGGAAACTCGATCCAATTAGACCTACAAGCAATACAAAACCAAGTTTCTCATAGGGGCATAAATGGATTTATTGAATAAAACACATGTAAGAAATCTTATCAACGAGATTGAATCTTCACAAAACAAAGAAAGACGAGAGAAAGAAATCAAGTCTGGTGAAGTATATTCAGGTAATTTAAAACATCACGTTGAATCCAGAATTAAGCAATTATACCCTAAGACTTATGGAAGTTTTTCTGTTGCTGATTTAAATCTAAGCAAGAAGATTAACGATAAATTATCTAAGGCATATAAAACTTCCCCTTTAAGAGAATTAGGCACTGAAAAAGAAGATCAGGCTTACAATAAACTTATGTCAGATGCAGATGCTCCACATGCTTGGCAAACTTATGATTTATATTACAATCTACACAGATACGCTTGCATGTGGTTCTCTTTTGTTGAGGACTCAGAAGGTGAACAGAATATAGTTCTAAGACCTTTATCACCTTATCAGTTTTCAAGAGTTGTTAATGACATAGGCGAGACTACAGAGTTTATTGTTAACTTCCCAGACGACCAATTATTTAGCTCAAGCGATAGTGATGGCATTAATTCAATGATTCAAGATTCAGAAAAAGATTCATCAATTAAAAGATATGCACTTTGGAACGCGGAACAGCACGTTGTTATTAAATGCGACCCTAATGAAGAAAATGGAGATATATTCTTTGAGCAGATTGTCGGGAACGAGCTTAATGTAAATCAATTAGGTATGATTCCAGCAGTATTTTCTCAGCAAGGTGATAACATAGCATTACCTACAATTAACCCGATTACTTCACAGGTTATTGAGTATAACCAGCAATACAGCGTCATGTTGACAGGAAGTTCACTTCAAACATTCGGCCATCTTGTCTTGAAGCACCCGGCAGAGCAACCAATGCCAGATGAAATTTACAACAGCTTATTTACATACTCGCGTTTACCTCAAGTCGAGGGCGATATTGCAACAGAGTTAGATTACTTAAATCCTAATCCTAATTTAACAGGAAATTTAGAGATTCTTAGTAATTATGGGCATCAAATCATATCCGAACACCTGGGCGATGGCTCACAGAATATTACAGGCTCAGATAACTTTACTTCGGGCCTTGATAGAATGATTGCAATGAGTGACATTACAAATATCATTGAATCAAATCAACAGGCATACGCAAAAGCAGAGGACGGATTATATCAAATCGTAAAAGCGTTTTCTAACGAATCTAATAGAAGTTCATTCAGTAGTGAAAAACTTATCGTTAAATATTCCAAGTCTAAGCCTATTCAATCTGAAAAAGAAATGCTTGAAAATATAGAGAAAAAGATTCAACTAGGTCTTATTGAAAAACATGAAGCGTTAATGATTCTAGACCCTAATATGACTCCAGAGAAAGCAAGAGAAAAAGTCGATAAGATTAAACTAGAAAAAGATTCAGAAGTTGATAGTTTTTTCGAGGAAAACAATGCCAATAAAGAAGAGTAAATTTAGTTTTACATTAGATTTATCTGAGCAAATTAAAAAGGTGAAGCCGTCTAAAAGAAAAGCTGTTACTGAGCTTATAGGCATCACTGTCATTGACTCAATAGAAAACTATCTCTCTAGAGGCGTTAGTCCTGTTTCTAAGGGCGCGTATAAGAAAACCTTATCTAAGGCATATGCTAAGAAAACAGGTAAGAAAATAGCTAACCTGGACGAATCAGGCTCTTTATTAGATGACCTAAGATTTGATAACTTCAAGGAAAGAATTACATTCAAGATAACAGACAGCACAGAAAAGAAGGTTGCATATAATCACAATACTGGTGACACATTGCCTGTAAGAAAATTCATGCCAGATGATGAATCAAAAGAACAATTTAAACCATCTATAAGAAAACAAATTAAGGAAATTATCGAAGATGCCAGTCAAGATTAAAGGTTTGACTAAATTCAAGAGAAGAACCAAGAAAGTCTTGCCAGATGCTAGGTCTAACTTCGCCAAGGAAATGAAGCGCATCATCGTTGACATTATAGTTGAAAAAGTCACATCTGGTTTATCTCCAGTAAAGGGCCAAAACAGATATAAAGAATATTCAACAGGCTACGCAAAGACTAAGGGCAGAAAATCACCTGTTGATTTAGTTGGTGAAGGCAAAATGCTAGAAAACATGCGAGCAAGACAAACATCTAAAAACGACATTATTATAGAGTTTCCGAGTGCCAAGGAAAACAAGAAAGCTTCTTACCATAACGAGGGTACTGACACGATGCCCCAAAGAAAGATATTACCTAGTGGGAATGAAGTATTTAAAAGTGACATTATGAGTAAAATCATTAAGACTTTAGAGAACGCAATTAGCAAAGCATTAAAATAATTTTACTTATCATAATGATAGGTAAATAA